TCAACTTCTGCTTGACCCGCTCCTTCTGAAATACCAAGTTGTTGTGCTAGAGCAGACTGCTTATATTTTTCTCTATCCATTGCAGCTTGTGCTTCTATATTTGCTCTACCTTCACCCATTTTAGAAGCTGTTTCTCTTAGGGCTGCTCCTGTAGCACCACCACCAAAAGCTCCTGCCGCTTGAGAGGCTTGAATACCCCTAGCAGCTTCTTTACGAGCCATTTGTTCTTGTCTTTGTTGTGATGTTCTTAGAGCAGATAAACCTGTTTGTTCTAATGTTTGTGCCCTTGGTAGGTAACCACGAAGCTCTTGAGCAGATGCTTCAGCCCTTGTTCCTGCTTCTCTAGCAAAACCCTTAGCAGTCTCTCTTTCTTGTTGAGCTGTTTCGTATCCTTTCTTTATATTTAGTTCGTCTTGGGCAGCCATTTATGTTCCTCCGTTCTCATTATTACCACTCGCTTTTTACGAGGCTTTTCTTTACTACAAGGTAGATAGTAATACCGGGAGCGAACAAACCACTACCAGTATAAATAAAACCACTTCCTGAAAGTCCTGAATATTCTTGTGCTACGAAACCATTTAGTCTTAGTCTTGCTTCTAAAAGTTTTTCTTGTCCTAAAGTTTTTGGAGCAGCCAATGTAAAAGCACTATCTGTAACAAATGTTCTATCATCACTATTATATCCAATACCTCTACCAATGTAATAGGGTAAACCTTGGTCATGAAAACCTATGTTTCTTAGAGGCTGAGAACCATTTATTGGAACTTGATACAATAGAATAGTAGGGTCTCCAACACCAGCGGCGGTACTTTGACTTTTTCTTTGAAGAATGGGGTCAATAGCTTTATCAACTAAGTATGGTGTTATATCATCTCCGTCTATTTGTAGAGTTGCTATTTGTTGAGTAGCATATCTATCGCTTCTCCAACCACTATGCATAACTAACTCAAAGTCAAATACACCAGAGAAGTTACTATTTGCTGCTATTTGGTCGTGAGCAAAAAAGCTAGGGCTACCATAAATACCGGGTTGTTTTTGAAACCCTAAATAAATACTATGAATAGTAAAGGGTTCATAAATAGCAACAGCCCTTCTATCGGCAACTTGAGTAATATAAGGTTCTTCAGGAAAGGTTGCTGGAACTTTTACATAATATGGTAGTTCGTTTACATCATAACCATAAAACCTTTGTGACGAATAGTTATTGAATAGTTGTAATGTAATAACATCATAAGCAGCTAAGTCAGTTTGTTGTGCTGCAAAAGGCTTAGACCATAAAGTATTATGACCGCCTTGTAGTTTATGCTGGAATGCATGGTCTATAGTTTCTATATTTTGTTGAAAAGGTGCAGCAGAAATAACAGCATTTGGTGATAAAGTATTTATAGTTGTAGTTCCATCAACACCATCTTTATATGTAAAAGGATAGTTTTGAACATTTACAGGTTCTTCTTTGAATGTACCAGTCTCTTCATCAAACTGACGAAGCGGAGTCAAGAACCTAAAAGAAAACTGAATATTCTTGAAATACTGGTCCCAATAAGCCAATACTTCTTCATTATCTATTATTAGTTCTAGTTCTCTAGGAGTTCCTTCAAAATACAAACTAAAACAATAAGACTTATCAGGTGATAGTTTTATATTCAAGTCTGGAATAACATAGGGGTTGAAACCCATAGACTCGTTGATAAAGGCTGTATATGGTATTTCCCATGAACCTATTTCATCTTCCCAGATAGTAATATTATTATTTACAACATTTGGTGTTTTAGCCCACAAAGTTAGGCGAAAGAAATACTCAAAGTCTCTTGTATTACTTTCATACATTGTAGGAGCAAAAGTATTATATCCTGTTGGAGCAGTAGCATCAGGAGCAACTATCCAGTTGATAGGTTCATCACCTTGGTCAATAGTCATAGTAATATCTTTTAGAGTATGATACTTACTTTGTTCATTGATACCAGTGGTCCAAATATCTTGTGTTGCTGGTAGAACAAAAGGAAAGTTGAATACTTGAGTTTTAGACCACCATTGTTGAGCTTGAATAGGGTCTGGTGGTGGTTCAATACTTGAAGGCACTGGAGCATTTCCATATCTCAACTGAGGTATCCACCAGTTTAGACGATAGCTACTTTCATAAATAGATAAGTTTTCAGCATCAATACCTTGTTCATTGAGAGCTTGGTTTACACCGCTTTCAAAGTTATCTATAGGTTGAGCCTGTAGCTTTGTTCCTTTTGCTAGTTTTTTACGAGTTATTTTAGCCATTATTTGTTACCTCAACTGGTTCTAAAACATGAATAGATAAGTTCCATAAGTTGTTTTGATAAGTTACTATTCGGTCGGTTGACCAAGTAGTTTCATTATTATTTACTGGATAATATGTACTATCTGTCGTAGCATTACCGGGATAAATATTTTCATCATCATCATATCCAATAACTGATGGTAGACCTATTATAAACCTAACTCTTGCTCCAGAAAATACTGGAATATTCAAGTTATGAAAACGAACAGCATTGCCGTTTATTTTTTGTACTTGAGCACTTGGAAGTAAAGGGTTATATAATAAAGTTTCATCGGTATATGGAGTCATTGGGCTTCCACCTAAATACCAGTTAGGGTTCATAGTTAGACCTTCAGCAGAAGTAGCCCATTGATGAACTTCGCTATTTCTAATAAATGTATCTCCAGTATTTTGAGGGTTATCAATAACAACCCAAATGACCCATTTATTTTCCCAAAAGTCTATTTCTAGTGGAGGTCCGCTAAGTCTTACCCATTCGTTTCCATACCATTTATTAGGACCAGTAAGAGCAGTAGCATCGCTTCTATCATCATAAAGACCAAAAATAGTAAAGTCTTGAATAATAGATGGTTGTGTAAAATATTGTGTTGCAGTCCAAAAGAAAGATAAGTCTTGAGGAACATTATCAGACCTAGCAAATATTGGAATACCAGTAATAGGGTTTACAAGACCAGCACCTTTCAAACGAAAAGCATTATTTGGTCCTTCATAGTTTGGAATAGATGGATACATATTACTTTGCGGAGCATAAGCAAAAGGACTTCCTTGTTCCCAAGGAGCCATTTTACTTAGTCCAGCTCTTACTATTGGGCTAAAACCATAGTGAAAAGTATTTTCCTTCCACATATCTATATCACGAAACTCAGGAGAGTTGAACCTTTCCTGAATATCTGACATAGCTACTTCTATTCTGTTTCCATCAATAGTTGTAAACTGAGAAAACTGATGTTTTGTTAGAACTCTTGTAGTCATTATATTACTCCAAAGGCAATAATACCGCCGCCAATAGGAACTAGCGGAGTAGTCTTATTTACTCCTAAAACAAAAAACCCTGCTCCTGCTGCTGTTCCAATATCAAAAAATAAAGCTTGTGCTCCGCTATCAGCTTCGGCAAAGAAAGAGCAGTTAGACATAGTAAATAATGTTTCACCAGCAATAGAAGTATTCATATGAACGAAAGCAGCATTTGTTGTACTTACTTCTCCAACTAGTTGTTTGTTTCTAACATCAAACCTTCTAAAAGAGCAGTTCTGAAAAACAGCCCTGCTTCCTTCTCTCAACTCAACTAAAGCATTTGTATTTGCTTTTGTTTGAATAAAAGTGCAGTTTATAAAAGTTGTTGTTGAACCATTATCACAAATAACTGGAGCAGTAAATGTTGCCCCCGCTGCTGCATTTATTATAGTACCTAGTTTATCTGATGTAAAACCTTTATGGTCACCGGGTTCTAAATATATTTCATTATATTTTTCTTTTCCTAAAGTAACAGGGTCATTGTTCTTTATTATTGTTCCAAACTTTTTTGTTTGCTCTAGAACATCATCTATTAGCATTCTATCTAATATAGTTTCTTTATCTAGTCTTTTATCAATAAAAGTACGAACATTGTTGATAGCCATTATCTTCCCCTTCTTCTACGACCAGCAACTGCTTGTAAAGCTATTTTGATATTTCTAATAAGAACTTTGTTTGCTTTATCCTGCATAAAACCAAAGAAGGTATAAGATACACTTTCACCACGAACACTATCGCTTGTAGCAATGGTATCAACTTCTTGGTTATCTACATAATAGTTTCCTGCTGTTGGGTCAGCAGTTGAGCCATAAGTTGCACCAATATCAAAATATCTTGGAACAACTCCTAATAGTGTTTCTCTAAACCTACTTCTTACTGGACCTATCTGAGCAATGTTTACCAAGTCTTGTCTCAAAGCATCTGTTCCCACAAAGTCAATATTTTGTGATACATAGTCTTTATAGTCAGAACCAGCAACAGAGTTCCAAATACCATAGAGCCAAGGTTTTATTTGTTGTCCTACACCAGTTGTAGAAATAAGTGAATAAGAACCTCTGGCTTTTATTTGTGCTGTATCTTCTATTCCTAGTTGTGAAGACTTATAAACCCAGTCTACACCTTGAGTTCTTTCTTCTTCAGTTACAAGTTGGAACCAACCGGGGTTCCAGTCAAATACATTTCCATCAAGTACATCAACAGCAGACATTGTTTCTCTATCAAGAACTTCCCAGTTATAACTAACTATTGATGTTACAATATTTGTTGTAGGGTTTTTTACAACTATAGAAGTATTTCTATTTACTTTTTGTATTGGAATATAGATGAGGTCGTGTTTATTTTCACCACGAATATTCATTCTAGCACCATAAGAAAGGTTATTTGCTGGGATAAGAGAACCATTCCATTTGATAGTTACTAAACCAGAAGTTGTATCAAAAGTTACACCAGATGTAGCTACTGCTGTGCTGGGACTATATCCTGCATAGTCAGAACATCGTTCAGTTGGAAGAATAAAATAGATAGCATCATTGGTTCCATTATCCCAATAGATAGGCAACCATCTTGTTTTGTCTATATAAAAAGATAAGTTATAGTTCAAAATACCAATGCTATCTGTAATAGCCATATCTGGAGTTATACGAATAGGCAGTAAGTATAAGTCATCGTTTTGTTCCCAAAGAACAGACTTATCAACATTTAGATAACCACCAAACCTTTCTACAGGGTCTATGTATGTAGTCATAGCATCTTGAATAGTTTGTTCGTTTTTGCTTTTTACTTTTCTATAAAAACCAGCAAACCTACGACCTTCAATATAGTCATAAGTAGAACCATCTTGTGCTCCGCCTCTTTTCCATTCAAAGATACGAAAACTTGTGTATGTTCCAACTAATGTTTCATCATAACCTTCTATGTTGTTTCCAGTTGTGTAATACATTTCTTGTTGTTTTTTACCGCCAACAACATATGTTTTTGTCTGAGTAGAAACAAAACGAGGTTCATCACATTGTAAAGTTTTACCTACAAGATAAGTTACTTCTTCTGTTTCTGGGTCTACTTCGCTTTCAACAATAGAAGAAAAGTTCCATAGATACCAACCATTTTTATAAACCCAAGCAATACTTAGTTCTGGAAATACAACAAATAGTTGACTATCTACTTGGTCATAGTCAAGATGAACTTTTTCAAAGTTCTTGAATGCTGTATAGATAAAGTCTGGACTTTCTGTATTAGGTGTCGCAAAACCATTGTTTGCAAAATAATGAATAAGTGGGTTGGTTGTTTCATATTGAAAAAACCTTTTTATTGGTAAGGATATTTCTTCTATTTGTAAACCATTTGTAGTTACATAAACACCATTACTATCTACCCAATAAACAACATTCTCTCTAAATAAAGTTGTTTGAGCTGATATACAACCTATTTCATCATGGACTCTAATGGGACGACCACCAGATAACAGTGTTCCGCTTGAAGGTTGGTATAAGAAAGTTTGACTTCCAGACCAAACAATAATATTTCCGTTTAGTTGTTGAATAGCTGTAATATTTCCAGTCATCTCCCAGAAGGTAAATGAGTTGCTTGAGATGATAGCATTAGGAACACCAACATCAGTAAAGTAAATGGTTCTACCAGCAGCATAGATAAGACGACCCTCAAATGAGTCAATATCTACGAAGCCTTGTATTTCATCTCCCTGAATATAAGTAAATGTATTGTCTTCGGCAAACTGACCATCAACAAAAGAAATAGGAGTTATTAGACCAGTTTCACCATAATGGTTACTTTGTTGGTCATTTAGTTCATCTCTACTATTTACATAGTTGACTTGCTTATATCTATTATCAATAAAAGCTGCTGGGTTATAAACCCAAACACCTTGGCTATTACCAAAATAAACTTTACCTAAATAGTCATTGAAAAAGAAAGATAGGTTGTTGGCTAGTATTGTTCCTTGAAAGTCTGTTCCATAGTCTCTGGTTTCATAATAAGACTTATAGTATGGAGAGACCTGTAAAACATCTTGCTTACCCTGAGAGTTTATTCTGTATGCTTCTGTTTGGTCTCCAGTATGTTTATAGAGAGTTTCATACCAATAGTTATTTGTTGTTGCATCATAGATAACAACAGCATAATAATAAACTTTATCGCTTTCACTTACATAAATATTTCCCGTATTATTACGAGCTAAAAATACAGATATTATTTGGTCATTACCAAACGATGTTTTATAGGCATAAGAACCTAAACACTTTTCTAAGCCATAAATATAGTCTGCTGATGCTGAACCAGTTGGGTTTGCTGGAGATGGTTGTCGTAAGTCTAAACCATTCAACATCCCGTTTATTTCAGCAATAGTTCCAAAGCCCTCACGACTTTCCCAGATGCCTCTATTCTTATAAAGGTTCTGAATAAAAGTTTGGTTATTTACTGGGTCTTTTAGTTCTACACCATCTATTACTATATCTACTTCTGGTCTTTCAGCAGCCATCTATCAGCCTCCTTAGTAGCCTAAGTAAGTAAGCTCGTCTGTTCCTACAACTCCGTTATTGCCGCCCCAGTTGCGACCAGTTGATAGATATTCATTCAAAGCTTTTATTCTCATTTCCATTTGACCTACCAAAACTGGGTTTGTAGCAAAGTCTTTTATCATGTAGTGTTTGCAAGCAAGCAAAGCAATAAGGTCATGAAACATAACTAGGTCATCAATAAATGTACCAACACCAATGATGTTAGCAGAAGTAAATAAACTATCTGTTAGACCAAGATATTCTAGCCTTACATTTTGAACTACATCACTAAATAGTAGTTCATTACCACGAAGCATGTATCTATTTACATCGTTTCTCATTTCGACTTCTGAACGAGATGGTTGTAAATAATAACGAACAGCACCATTAGTTTCACACTGAGATACTCTATATAAACGATAAAGTCTTTTATCATTAGCCGCAACATTTTGACCCATGATAATATCACCAGCAGGAATAGCAGCAGCAGTTGTTGCTAGGTTTAGGAACTTAGCATTTACATTTAGATAAACAGCATCGGCTGAAAAATATTCACTATCAGTTTCACAAACCATAGAAAAGAACTCTCTATATCCTTGGTTCAAAAACATAATAGCATCAGCATCACTCATAAAAGTTACATCAGCATCATCTACATATTGTTTGAATAAGTTGGCAACTTCAGAAGTAGTCATTACATTGCTCCTCTTTTATTTACTATTGCAGCATCATTTGTCTGTGGTTTGACTTGTTGTTTTACTTGACCATATGCATTAGCAGTCATAGCATTTTCAAGTTGTTGTTGAAGCATCTGTCCTTGTGCTGGACCAGAAGAGACAAGCATTTCTTTTATAAACTTTTCTTGGTCATTTGGAGCAACAGCATGTGGAAATACTTTATACTTGACCTTGTTTTCTGCTGGGTCATCTGGTGATGGAGGTTGGTAAGTATCAATAGAAATAACAATATCACGAATATAGTCTCTTATTTCCTCTGGGAGTAAGTAGTATTCATCTGACTTGATGTAGTCACCAAATACTTTCTTGAAGCTCTTGAGGTCATCTGAAGCAAATATTTCTATTTCAGCACCAGCCTTGACACCATCTAACATTTCTTGAGCATGGTTGAGGTAGCTTATTTCTTGTAGGACATAAGCATTACCAGTCTTGAATGATAGTTCTTGTAGAGCGATATTTGGAGGTATTAGACCAAGTTGTAATAGTTGTAGAACCTTTTGGTCTCTATCAGCAGTATCATCTCTAAACATTGTTCCAGCTTCTAGGAATATTTCTGGAATATCAACAACATCAGTAGCATTGAGCTTCTTGAATATCATAGCTCCCATACCATCTAACATGCGAATAAAGCGGTCTTCTGTGTAGAACTTCTTCATAAGTAGAAGGACACATTCAGCCATACCTTTTACAGCTACTTCAATATTATCTTGGGTCATAACAAGCTGTGTAACATCTTGGTCAGCCAAAGCATTGATGGCTTTACCAGAAGTAATACCTACAGCACGACGACCAAGAGTTGTTGAATGAATACCTGAAACATCAAGCATCTCTTGTTGTAGACGAGTCATGTGGTCGAATACATATGCTGGAATAGGAGTACCAGCAACCTGAGCAGGAACACCACCAGCAGCATTATAATATATTATTTCACCGGGAGTTCCACGAATAGCTGCACCATTCACACCAGCAGTCTTAGGAATAAGCCATTTGGGGTTAGACATAAGCTCTACATTTTGTAGAAGTTGGTTACGGCTTCTATTATATAAGTTTTGTAAGTCGATAATACCTTCAACCATACCTTTACCCCAAACTTTATCAGGTAAGTTGGTATAGCGAATAAACTGAAATGGTATTTTTTCAATAGGGTTTTCACCTTTGTAAATATATTCATTACCTACAACATAGGCATATTTACCATCGGCAAAGAATATTTCAAATAGTTCTACTCTTGGGTAGAAGAAGCTTTCTCCTTCGTATGACTGAGTATGTGGATAAGTATTATCTTCAACAGCATTCTCAGTTGAAAGAGTTGCCGCCTTCATTATCTCTTCTTCTTTATTTGGAAAAGCTTTGATAAGGTCTTGACGACGAACAACAGAACGAATAGCAACAAAGCCGCTTTCTTCTACATTGTTGATACCAGCTTCAAAGAAAATATCGTAGGGTGAAATAACTTTGAGTTTTATTTCTTTTTTATCTGGGTCATAGTATTCCATTAGACCAGTATTGCCACAGGAAACTAACCACTCAATAGCTTTTTCTAAGTCTCGTTTTACATTCTCACGATGATAGAAATACTTGATAGCTTCTTCTGATGACTTTGCTTTGATAATATCATCATTACTTGGAGAAGCTGGAAGAACTGAAATAGATGGATAGTTTGTAGCCAAACGAGAACAGATGGCTCTATACATGTTTAGAATAAGGTTGATAATAAGTTGGTTACGACCGGGTTGGTTTCGTAATG